AGACGGTAACCAACGTACTTTTGCGTTGGAACTAGGAGATGCAGTAACAACGGATGACTTTATTGAATATCCAGTTATTGCAATTACATCTGGCCCCCATGACGAGGATGGCGACCAAAAGGTTTTTATAGAACCTAGCATTCTCGACCAAAACATAAAGGCTTTTAACGAGCTGCCTGTTTACTATAATCATCAGAGAACTGACGACGATTTACTCGGCAAGGCTATCAACCCAGAGTTAGTTGATATGGACGATGGTAAAAAGGCGATAAAAATGCTTGCGCGCATTCATAAGGATGCAGCAAAAGCGAATGAAGTGCTGGAAAAGATAGAAAACGGTGATATGACGCATGTAAGTATCGATTGGTTCTCCAAAGACATCGATGTCATGGGAGAGCCGTTTGCAACCGACATACGTCCTGTCGAGGTGAGTTTCATAGATAATGAAACCCGCACGCCCGTTTGTGACGCATGTACAATTGAAGACGGAAAGGAATGTGACGACCATCGTGAATTCGGTGAGAAGTCAGAATCTTCTTGTGGCTGTGGTGGCCATGAAGAAGAAGCATGTGCCTGTGAAACACACGGGACACACAGCGAGGAAATAACTATGGCTGAAGAAACAGTAGAAAATAAGGATGTTTCTGGAGAAGAGTCAATCGTAGAGCGTGAATTCGCAGCTATGAGAGACCAACTCGCAGAAATGAAGACCTCCTACGATGAGCTGAACGCCAAACACGAAGAAGCCCTCGCTATGATTACAAGCTTTGAGGAAGAGAAGGCAAAGATTGCAGAAGCAGAAGCAGAAGCAAGAAGGTCCAACTTCGTCAATACAATCATAGAGAAGGAAGCTATCTTGGGTAGTCTTAATGACGAAACCAAAGAAGCACGTGTTGAGGAGCTCACGTCTTGGGATGAGGTTAAGCTAGAAGGTTTCTCTATCGCTATGGAGTCTATGCCAGTACCAGAAGAGGCAGAACGTACTTTTGGAAAGGGTAAAGCCCACAGTGATGAAGAACAACCAGTGGAAGTAGAATCTGAAGAAACCCCACGCATGTTTGCGATGGAAAACGGAAGAATTGTTTTCACAGGAGAAAAAAAGGAATAAGTGATGAAATATGGCAGCAGGAATTAACATATTAGTTAACGACGGTGGTGCACCAGCACGTATCATGAAAGTGGCAAACGCTGGAGCTGATATCGATGCAGGATGCTTCGTAAAGTTCGATAGTGCTAATGTTGTAGTAACTTCAGATGACCTACCAGACCAATCAAATGCAATTGGTGTTTTATTCGTAGATGCTACGAGTGGAGACCCAGCATCTGTTATTACAGGAAAAGGATTAATCGTTTTCTTGAAAGCAACAGGAACAATTGGAGCAGGTAATAATCTAAGTCACGACAACGCAGGACTAGCAAAGAACGCAGGAATTGCAGCAACAGACCAAAGATTGGCAGTTGCACTCGAAGATAAAGGCGCTACCCACACTGGTTTCGTAAAGGCAATGCTACTATAGGTATAAGGTGAAAAAATGGTTACAGCAAAAGAAGGATTAATGACATCCAATCTCAGTTCAACCGCAAACCGAGTACTTGTAGATTACAAAGACGCTATTCAAGACTATAAAGTCACGAGTATGCCTGTAATTGCACAGTTCGCAGAGCGATTTACAACAGAGACTGGTGGCGACGTAGATATTACGTTCGCAAAACCTAGCATGGCGCTAGAACAGATAGAAGAAGGAGATACTCCAGCTTATCAACACACTGACTTGAGAAACGAAAGAATTTCAGTCAAAGAGTGGGGATTAGCAGTAGGTGTCACCCGACGTATGCTTGAAGACTCAAGATTTTCAGAAATGGAAATGGCTTTGAATGAAGCTAGAAGAGCAGTCGAGCGTCACGTAACACAGCACTTCATATACACAGTTTTCGGTATTTATAATGCCGGATTTGGTACTGGAGTAGCTGGAGACAACTTTGATAAGGACTCAACAGAAGCACAAGCTACTACATTCGCTAGCTGTTCCCACGGTGGATTTTATGGGAAAACCCCAACCACAGGTGGAGATGCAGTACGAATATACGACTACGGTGAGTACACAGCAGCAGAATTGGCCGCTCTAGGCCCAAATACTGGTTCTCACTACCTCGCATCAGGTGGTGCAGGTGGAGCTACTGGAGACTTAGCATTGACTGATTTAACATCCGCAATGGAGTTAATTAACGCAAAAGGTGGAACAGCAGATACCATTATGATATCTCCTTCCCACTATAAAACGTTATTGAACTTAGCAGACTTTACTGCTCCTTTCAACACAGCAACAACTAGTACTAATACTAAAGATACAGCTGTTTCGAAAGGCGGTTTGGATTATGTAAACGACGTTTCAAACAGTGGACTTGTAGGACAACTCTACGGTATGAACGTTTATATGAACCACTGGATACCACAAGGACGCTACGGTGTCTTTGATATGAAAGTCAAGCCTGTCGGATACGTCGAAAGACGTGGTCTAACAGTCGAAGAAGCAAACCCCGGATTCGGAATTCAAGGTAGCTACATGACCATGAGATATGGTTTAAAAGTTATCAGACCTGAAGCTGGTGTTATTGTTATCGGCGAATAAAGCTAACTGTTCAGCACAACTGGTTTAGAAATTTGGTATGGGTGCCACCAATAGTAAAAGGCACCCAAACATGATAGGAGATTAAATGGTCAAAAGAAAACCTTATGGACTCGAAAACGAGAAATTAGCAGGGAATAAACCACGACAGGGTATGCAGTGGGTCTTAGACGACAGGCTAATCTCTAAACAATATATTAAAGAAAAACTTGATGCAAGAATAGATAATACCCCATACAGTTCAGCAGCTTGGGATGGAGTTACAGATAGAGCTCCATCAATGGAAGTAGTTTATGAAAAAATTAACTCTTTAGGTGCAATTAGTGATGTATGGACAAAAGAAAATGATACTTCATCAAGTAAGATAAGAGCTAATAAAACAGGTAATTATGGCATTGGTGCAGGTACTGGTTTAAGTTTTGCTACTATTGATGAAAAGCTCTATGTAGCAGGTAATATTAAAGCTACGGGTGACTTTATTATGGCTACTGAAGGGAGCAAAGTAGGGCCAAGCTCTGGTGAGCTCACATTACATAGCACAAATGGAGCCTTATTACCAACTAAGTTTATGATAGGTACAGGAACAGCAGGTGTTCCGTTAGAAATATCATTAGCTGGTTCTACGCCTACTGAAGCCGATGGTACTGGTATAATACAAGCAGGACCTGATAGTGGTGCTAATCTAGGTATAGGAGCAGACAAAGTTCAAGCACGTTCCGGTGAGGCAGTTGCGGAATTAAAATTAAATACAACTGGTGGAGATGTTACATTAGGTGACAGTTCTTCAACAATAACAGTTACAGGAGATTTAGTAGTATCAGGAAGTGCTACTTCTGTTAATACAGAAACTGTAACAGTAGACGATAATATTATAGTATTAAATAACAACGAAGCTGGTACTCCTTCACAAAATGCTGGTATAGAAGTAGAAAGAGGTACCTCAGCTAACAGGTCTTTAAGATGGAATGAGTCAACGGATAAGTGGCAAGCACAAACAGGTGATAGTACCTATGTAGATATAGCACATGATTCTCATGCAGCGTTAACGTTAGATACAAATACAGCTTCTGCTTTATCATTAAGTGGTCAAGCATTAAGTTTAGCTGATAAATTTGTTCAACATACTGGAGATGCTATGACAGGTGCTTTAACTATAGGTGCTTCTGGCGACCAGACAAATAATGGTGGAGATGGTACTACTAATCTAACAGTATGGGGAGGACCCTCATCTGGTAATCCAGCTGTTGTAGTAAATGGATACTTACAAGCAGATAATAAATCCTTTAACATAGAACACCCAACAAAGAAAGGTATGAGGTTAGTACATGGTTGTTTAGAAGGACCAGAATTTGGTATATATCAAAGAGGTACGGTTAAGTCTATTGTACAGATAGAAGAAATACCTTTACCTGAATATTGGAAAGTAATGGTAGGTGACTATACTGTAGCACTTACACCACATGGAAATTATAATGTATGGCTCGAAGAGAAAAATAAAACAATGTTTAAGATTAAATCCAATGCAGACGCTATAGATGGCCCTTGGTCATGTGAATGGGTAGCAATTGGAAGAAGAACAGATTGTAGTTTGGAGGTTGAACAAGATGCCAAGTAGTAGAGTATTAATAGGAATAGGTGGAGACCAGAACGACGCAGTTATCAAGTTTCAGAGAGATTCAGATGATGACGGAGCTTACGATGATATAGATTTAATGGCCTTTGAGTTAAATCCATCTAATAACACAGTGACAGCACAATATTTAGTGATAGATGGAGGGACTTACGGGTCTTAGATAATGACAAATAGAATTTACCATAAGCGTAGTGCAAAAGGTACAGACGTACCAGCAACTAGTGATTTAGAACTAGGGGAATTAGCAATTAACACATACGATGGTAAATTATTTACAAAAAAGAATGATGGTAGTCCAAGTGTTATAGAATTAGGACAAAAAGGAACTACTGGAGATAAAGGACAAAAGGGAGAATTATCACCCGGACCACAAGGACCTACAGGAACTACAGGACCACAAGGACCACAAGGAGTTGCTGGAGACAAAGGAAATCAAGGAGCTCAAGGTGCAGCTGGTCCACAAGGTACACAAGGAAGTCAAGGTGTTGCAGGAGATAAGGGAGCTCAAGGTAATGCTGGTGCTCAAGGACCTACAGGTGCTCAAGGACCACAAGGAGATGCTGGTCAAAAAGGTGCTACTGGTGCTCAAGGTACCCAAGGAGTTGCAGGAGATAAGGGAGCAACTGGTGCTGGTGGACCTACAGGAAGTACGGGACCAACTGGACCTCAAGGAGGAAAAGGAGAACCCGGAGTTACAGGACCACAAGGAACTGCTGGTGATAAAGGTGCTACAGGTACTACAGGACCTCAAGGTGCTAAAGGAGCTCAAGGTGCTCAAGGAGCTCAAGGACCTCAAGGTGCACAAGGTACACAAGGTACTGCTGGAGACAAAGGTGCTACAGGAAGTACAGGACCAACTGGACCTCAAGGATTAAAAGGTGCCACAGGAGCTACAGGACCACAAGGACCTGCTGGTTCTGATGGTTCTGATGGAGATAAGGGTGCTCAAGGCGCTCAAGGTGCTCAAGGTGCTCAAGGTGTTGCAGGAGATAAAGGTGCTACAGGAGCTGGTGGACCTACAGGACCTACTGGTCCCGGTGGACCTACAGGACCTCAAGGTGCTAAAGGTGCAACTGGTGCTCAAGGACCTCAAGGAAATGCTGGTTCTGATGGTTCGGATGGAGATAAAGGTCAAAAAGGTGAAGTTGGTACTCAAGGTTCTACAGGAGCAGCTGGAGATAAAGGTGCTCAAGGAGCGCAAGGACCACAAGGTGCACAAGGTTCTACAGGACCTACAGGAGGACAAGGACCCGGCGGTGACAAAGGACAAAAGGGAGAAATAGGTCCTCAAGGAACTCAAGGAACAGCTGGTTCAACAGGAGCGGCTGGAGATAAAGGTGATACAGGAGCTACAGGACCACAAGGAAGTACAGGACCTCAAGGACCTCAAGGTTCTCAAGGAGCTCAAGGTGACAAAGGACAAAAGGGAGCTCTTGGTTCTCAAGGAGATAAAGGTTCAAAAGGAGAAGCATCATTACCAGCTTCTACTTTTATGATGCATGTAGATTTAACAGATACTTCTACTGCACCATCA